CTACCACTTGTACCACTACTACCTGTGGTACCGCTACTACCACTACTGCCAATTATACCACTACTTCCGCTTGTACCGCTTGTGCCGGTAGTTCCACTACTACCACTTGTACCGGTTGTGCCACTACTTCCACTTGTACCTGTAGTTCCACTTGTACCGCTCGTGCCGCTACTGCCACTGCTACCAATTATACCACTACTTCCGCTTGTACCACTTGTACCAAAACTGGTACCACTACTTCCTCCGGTACCAGCAGTACCCGCTGATCCAGTAGATCCACTACTACCAACTGTACCTGATGTACCACTACTACCGCCGGTGCCACTGGTACCAATACTACCGCTACTACCACTAGTACCATATGTCTGTCCACTTGTGCCACTACTACCATTACCACATGCTTTTACAGCTATGGCATATCCCGAGACATTAGTACTAAATTTTATTAAAGCTAAATTACTGTTAACAAGTTCTATTGTAGTAGGAATTAATTGATTAAAATCGTTGTCATATACTTGTATTATTACAATTGCTGAGGATAGATTATGATCAAAATTCCAAATAGTAGACGGAGTAGAAAACTCTTTATATATACCCGAATCACAATTACCACCACCTCCTCCACCACAAGCAATTTCAGCCTGTAAAGATTCTATTATTTTAAGAAAAGGTTTTAAGCTAGCATCATTTATGCCTGATCTAGCTTTTTTATAATCCTTTATTGCGTTAGTTAAAGTACACGCATTTGGAGGACAAATATTATGATTACAACTTGCCATTTGTTATAAATATAAAACTAATTTAGTTATATATAATAACAATTTTTTATAATATTATTTCCAAGCACCTGATACTTTAACAAACGGAGTAGTTACTTTCCACACCCCGCTTATTTTTATATAAGCTGTAGCCAGCTTCCAAACGCCCGCTACTTTTACCCAAAACTTCTGTGGTGGAGCCGCTCCTTGATTGGATAAAATTGTTAATAACATAATATTTCAGAAAATTAAGAATTTCTTAATTGATTTAATGTATTTTCGGTTTCCAATATTTGAGCCTCAATTTTATTTATCATATCATAATCTCCTAATTGAATATATGATATTTTTAAAGCTTTTAGAAACTCTAAACGAGTGTTACAAAAATTTATTAAGTCGTTAATAGTCATAGTTAGTTTTAGAAATTTTATACTAAAACAATTAATTCATTATTAACAGCTGTTAAATGTGATTGTAACAATATAACATCGTATTTATCGGATCCATCTATAGCACAATATGCGGCTAAACGTTTACCTACAGCTGCTGTACCTGCCTGTAAATAATCCGTCGGCACATATGGACTCAATACACGATTTTGAACGTCGAATCTAAAAATTTGATTAACAGCGGATGCTGTATATATATTCATGTAAAACATTCTACCTTCACTTCCAAAGGGAGCATAAGCACCACATGTGCCTACGGTTAATGCAACGCCTCCATCATATGTTATGTTACCGGTCCAATTGCCTGTAGTACCACCGGCTATATCAAGTAGGTCTAAAGTAGTAGCGCCGCCTCTAAAGAAATAACAAAAACTGTGTCTTGCATTTCTAGCAACGTCTGGGACAATTCCAAAACTAGGAGACCAAACGCCACCACTTGCATTTACTGCCGGTGCCACTCCAAAATAAGTTGTAGACCAAGCATTTGAAGCTATAGTATTTGTACCGTTGTTTATAGATGCATCTGTATAATTCCACGTGTAAACGGTGGTGGTACCTGAACTTCTTAATAAAATTAAATTTGGTAGTTCAATTACATATTTAGCTGTACTAGATGGTTGTGTAGACCAAGCCGTACCAAGTGTATATACAGGACTCGTCCCCGCTGTATGCGATGCTATAATTCTACGTTGACCCACCGCGGCAGGAGTACCAGTATCTTCAACAATTCTTATTTGAAAATTACGATATTCATTAATTGCAACTACAGCGTCTCCTCCAGATGATTGACCTGTTAAACTACTTGCACCAGTTGCTGTAGCTGTTAAACAGTTTAAACTGCCGCTATTATACGTACCTGATCCAACTATCATTCCTTCACCGGGTATCAACGTATAAGGCACATATTGTTCGTCTAAAGTAACAAAATCACTATCAGTTGCAATTGTAGCAGGTAATCCGGTTGTACTTAAACCTGTAGATAAAGTATTTGTAGCTACTTCAAAACTTCTCCAAATATTGGAAGCAGTTGTACCGGCTCCCAACATAAATACACGACCTCCCAAAATTTCATATCTGTCACCTGAAGCAGGTGTAAACGTAAAAGGAGAATCTACGTTAATTGTAGGTGTGGTACCGGATGTATTTGCTACAATATATCTTTCTTCGGTTTTTCCCGAACCAAATCCTATAATTCTTATTTTAAAACCGTAATCACCACTACCACCACGATTTGCTAACATATTTGTTCCTACAGCGGTTGCGAGTGCTGTTGATAATATTACTGATGTAGTTGTAGCACCAGCCGCGATTGTGCCTACAGCACCGAAGCTGGGGGCGAATGTCATAGCAGAACCAGCGCCAAACGTACCTGCTAAAGCAGGCGACACTACAAGTGACCAACCTTTTGTAATTATATTTTGTCTATTCAATACAGTATTAGATACTAATTGATATGCAAATGGATTACGTGACGTATCATTTCTGAGATCACTTGTCATTGACGTTGCAGCCGCATGTGCATTCGGTGCGGACGGAACTTGTATCCACATTAAACGATCTATTACTTTTTTAAATGTATTTGCCATGTATAAAAAAATTTAATATTTATGTTATTCTACTTCTTACTATATCATACCAAGCAGATGTGTTAGATCCTCTTGTTAATAATTGTGCTTGATCAGTACCAATACCTGCTATATTTGTAATCGATGATACTGTAGTGACTGTAGTGACTGTGGTAACTGTGGTAACTGTGGTAACTGTGGTAACTGTGGTAACTGTTGGAAGCGCGACGCCAGCGGTTATAGAATCAATTGTGATACGTTGACGTTGTGCTGAATCAACAACTTGACTTGATTCATTCACCTTTACTAACCGTTGCATCAACGCTAAAAGTGAATCGTTACGATTGGAAACAACAGGATACGGATTATCAACACTAACATCGATTGCTACGCCGTCGCCACCAAACGTTGGTTTGATGCGTTGATAAAGTATGCCTCCAATATCGTCAGCGGCTACTGTTGCTCCTACACCCGGTGTATATCCTACGTTATCTGCCATATAATATAAATATTATTAATCTATATATTTCTATTTTATTTTACCAAAATATTAAACATCTAAAACATTCTTGAAATGAAGAACGATTTAACCACATATACTTTAATCCATCTTTGGTAGTAAATATCTCCATACGATTTCCCAGTACAGCGGTCGGCGCGACGTATGGGAACATACCACCACCATTAATTTTTCCTGTTACAACATCCAATGAATATACACGTTGTGTAGCGTCCTTATGGAAGAATATACGATCCATACCATCGTATGCTGTCATAGTTCCGGTCGTTAATGTTTCTGTTGCGGGTGACGTAAACATTAAATTAAATCTATCGGTGGTTAAATCCCATCGATCAAATCCAATAACACCACCTCCACGAACAATATACGCATATCTACCGCGTATATTTGAATCACTCGTACCGAAAGCCCAATTCATACTTGTACCAGTGCTTTTTACAGTAGATTCTAATATTACATATCCACTAACACCATTTGTGGGCGCGGTGGCAGTAGAAAATGTTAATGTATTATTAGTATTGCTAGTGATTGCAAGTTCTTGTGGACCAGCACCTACGGAAGTAAGAATACGAACACGTTTACCCGCATATCCGTTTACTACCCATCCAGAAGTCATAGTTATACCTGTATTTGTACTTGTACACGCTTGACTAATAGTGTATGTTCCAGCACCACCGGTACCCGTTCCAAATGAAATAATTACTGTGCCAGTAGGAATACCTGTACCCGATACAGCGTGACCGACAAACAATTGACCAGATGCAACAGCCGTAACCGTGATTGTTGTACTATTTAGAGTATTATTTACAGTAAATGAACCCACTTTTGTCGTATCTTGTAATGTTGTTGTGCTTTGCGTTCCTGTCGCGACACCACTATCTGCCGCACCAATTGCAGAAGACGCACAAATACTATAACGAGATACTCCGTTTATAGGAGCATTACCAACACCAACAAATGTTAATGTTGTTGCTGTATTACTTGCTATACGTACACCTTGACCAGTCGATAGACCAGAAGCAGCGGTAACAGCGGCTGTATTTAAATAAACTGTAAATCCAGCCCATTGATTTGTGGTCCAATTCTTTGTTGCGTCAGTTAACGTTGTTGTGCTTTGTGAACCAACGATTGTAGTAACCGCTGGTGTACCGGCCATCGTGTATGTGAATGAAGTTGCGGTAGGTACAGTAGCAATCACAACATTTGTTACGTTGAAGTTAGAGTCGGTTGCACCTCTAACAGTTACAAGATCACCAATTCTAAATTGATGAGGATGTGCAGTTGTCACGGTAGCTGTAGTTGTAGCATTAGCTAACGTTGATATAGCAATTGGTAAATTACCAGCAACCGTAGCAGAAGCATTTCTTGCTATTCCAAAATCTTGTTGACGACCCCAACTTTCAACCATTGAATCTAAATTATGAATCAACATGCCGGCTATACCGCCTAATTGTATATATACTTTACCGGGATCTCCTTGTATTGTATATACGGATGTATTGTCAGGATTTGTATCCCACGAACCAATTATTGTAATTGCTGTGGATGTATTGCTAGCAATAGGACGAACTTGTCCAGCGCCTGTACCGGACATAATACGTACTACATAATTTGTCCAACGATTAACGGACCAAGATTTCGTACTGTCCGTGATAGAAGTTGATGCACCTGACGTAGCTATGCCAGCGTCAAATCCTATGATAAAATATCTACTCGTACTATCGGGCGCGGTACCTGCACTTGACCACGTTAATGTATTTGATGTATTACTTACAATTTGACGAATCTGTCCTTCGCCTGTTCCAGAATAAATATAGACCCAATAATTTAACCATTGATTTGTTGACCACGCAGCCATACTAACACCTAGAGTATTATCTACAAGAGTAGTTGTTGTGCCGGAACTAGCTTTACCTCTATACCAAATAGACGAATTTTCCGTTGTTCTTTCAATCGTACAATCTGTACCAACCGCTGCAAACATGTTTGTATATGCTGGTAATACGTACCAAATATCAGTAAGTATATCATACGCTTGAACGGTATGAAATGGTGTAGCAGCTGCACTACTAACTAAACCTACCATACCAGACTGTATACGATAAACAGATGTACTGTCCGGTGTAACGGACCAAGCACTGTCAACGGTTAATGTTTGAGATTCAATTGCATACACCGCTTGAGAACCTGCCGTTGCAACGATAGCCGGAGAAAAAACAGCAGGATTATTCCAATATTTATTCGCCTGAGTCGTATCGCCCATCGTTATAACGGTCGCTGTATTTGACAATATACGACGAATTTGGCTAACACCCGTGTTACCTGTTATACGCAATGAATAATTAGCATGAATATTTCCACTCCAAGATTTAGTACTATCGGTAATGTTTAGCGAACCGATGGTGTTGCTAACAGCAGTTACAACTCCGGTATCAATAGCAATCGGATCCGCCACGGCGGTAATTGTACGGCGTTGACCAGCACCCGTGCCAGATACGATAACAATATCATAACCGACCATACTTTGCATTGTTACAGCAGCAACTGTTATAGAATTTGATGTAGCTGCAATTGTAATGCCTTCGGGGCCCAACCCACCTGAAAATTTCATTGAACTAAATGTTGCAGGTGCAATCGGAGGTGACGACAATTGTTGATACATATCTGTCCATGTATCATACCTAAAAAATTGTGTGGCACTGATTAAATAGTAAATGTATCTACCATATTCAGCTTGATTAAAATCACCGTTGTCGGCTGCACAAGTTGAACTGATCGCTGAACTTACGGCAGGCGCAAACCGTGTCCACTCCCATGTAGGAATATCTGTTTGTAAACTTAATGTATTACTTGCAATTGTAGGCATAAAATATTATATAATATAAGTATCTTTATTTTATATGTTTTTTATTTTTATTTTATTTTTATGGGGTATATTGTAAGTATATATCGCCGTCATACCCGCCTGTAGGTGAAGCGGTACCTATAGTAATATTTCTAAATCTTATAACGCCGGTTGCGTTTACAGACATAAATCTAGTATCATTTGAAGAAGAAACCAATCCTTCCAGTCTTACCGGATTACTTGAAGAAGAAACGTGTAATTTATTAGATATATTTGACGACGTAATAACACCTATACCTATGCTTCCAGAAAATTCGCTTAATGGAGCTGTCGTATCCCCAATAGTACTTGAACTTGTAAATTTAATTACTCTATTTAAAGTACCTGATACACTTACACTACTACCACTACTACCACTACTACCACTGCTACCGCCGCCGCCACCGGTTTGATTTACCCATGTAGTATCGTAATCGGCATTGCTTGCTTTTGCTAATACTTGATTGGTAGTGCCGCCTGATGGAACGCCGACTCCGCTTGTGCCACTACTACCAACCGTGCCACTTGTGCCACTGCTACCACTAATGCCGCTTGTACCACTGCTACCTCCTACACCACTGGTACCACTACTGCCACTACTGCCACTACTGCCACTAATTCCGCTTGTACCACTACTGCCACTAATTCCGCTTGTACCACTACTACCGCTGCTACCACTTGTACCGGTGGTTCCACTGCTACCACTTGTACCGGTAGTTCCACTGCTACCACTTGTACCACTACTACCACCAATTCCACTTGTACCGCTACTACCGCTTGTACCGGTAGTTCCACTACTTCCACTTGTACCGGTAGTTCCACTACTACCGCTTGTGCCGTCAGTTCCACTACTACCACTCGTACCAAAACTGGTACCACTACTACCACCCGTACCAGCGGATCCGGCAGATCCGCTTATTCCTGTACCACTACTGCCGCTACTACCACTCGTACCAAAACTGGTACCACTACTACCACCTGTACCAGCTGAACCAGCACTGCCACTACTACCAATGCCACTGCTACCGCTACTACCGCTTGTACCACTGCTACCGGTAGTACCGCTTGTACCACTACTTCCATTTAAACCACTACTACCGCTGCTACCTCCTACACCACTGCTACCACTGCTGCCACTACTTCCACTTGTACCGCTACTACCACTACTTCCAACTGTGCCACTTGTGCCACTGCTACCACTAATGCCGCTTGTACCACTGCTACCTCCTACACCACTGGTACCACTACTGCCACTACTGCCACTACTGCCACTACTGCCACTACTGCCACTAATTCCACTTGTACCACTACTGCCGGTTGTACCGCTACTACCACTACTGCCGGTTGTGCCACTTGTACCTGACGTACCACTGCTGCCACTTGTACCGCTGCTACCACTTGTACCTGTTGTACCACTTGTACCGCTACTACCACTACTACCAGATGATCCACTACTACCGGTTGTACCGCTACTACCACTACTACCACCTGTACCACTGCTACCATTAATGCCGCTTGTACCGCTACTACCACTTGTACCACTAACGGAACCGAGTGTAGTTTGTGAATATGAATAATGTAACTGTCCTTCGGTATAAAAAGTTATTTTGTCTGTAAAGACATTTTTATTTTTAGCTATAATCTTTACTACAATTCTATCTTGTGTGGACAGACTATATCCCGACTCATATACATCGGTTATAACCATACTAGGCACCAAAACCGACGTAACATCTACTGGATCTGTAGAAAACAAATAAACCTCTGAACTACCTGATCTAGCATAAACGTCTGTTGATATTTCAAATGATGACGAAGCGTTTAGTTTTGACGTGTGTAAAAACATTGACCAAATACCGGCCGGAATACTGGTTACATTTGGATATCCAACAGGAGTTTGATATGATTCTAATATTGACGTACTACCACTAGCAATAAAGATACTAGAAGTTATTTCAATGTTACCGGTAGGCGTTATAGAAATTTCTTTGTATGGAGATTGTGGTACAGACGTATTAAAATATAAAATTGCACCGCCTGAAATACCACTGACGCCGCTGGTACCACTTGTACCACTACTTCCATTTTCACCACTTGTACCGTGTGTACCACTATTACCTGATGTACCACTTGATCCAGAACTACCACTTGTACCCGTTGTGCCTGAACTTCCACTACTTCCATTTGTACCTGAATTGCCGCTTGATCCAGCAGAACCGGAACTACCTACTATACTGGATATACCTAAAGCTGTACGAGCATCTGCTTGAGTAGCAGATTGCATAAATGTGTCAATTACGTTTGATACTGTTAAATTTGGCATATAATTATGGTCTTAAATAAATAGATACTCCATCTGGTCTTATATAAAAAGAAATGCCGTCTGGTCTCAAATATGTATTATCAGCCGTAACAGGAGAAAATACATTTATTGGTACACGTCGCCATTGTCCTTGACTATAAATATAAAAATAACTACCGTCATAACTTATCCATCCATCTTGACCATAATCACTTGATTGATAAGGTACTTGATGATAAAATTTATCTGGAAATCTTTGAAATATTCTAAACGCGGTATTTATGGGTCTTCTATTTGTCGTGGTATAAATAGGATTGCCATTACAGTCATATCCGCTTATATAAGTTTGACTGCTATAATCATAATCAAATGTTGATATTTCTCTTTTTAACCATCCCAATGGATATTGATAAACATAAATGTATTGTGAATCATAAGCTAACCAACCATTTTCACCATAATCTGTTGAAGACTTTGGAGCTGGGTGAAAAAATGTTTTAATAATTTTTCCGGGTTCAATTTTGTTATACCCCGTATTATTTTTAATATCATTTTGTTGCAATTCCATTGTACCTTGACCTGTTATATCAACATAGTCAAACGGTTTATCTTTTACATTTGTAGTATCCGTGTTATGTACAATATCATCCATTTCGGATGCAGAAGAAACAGCATTTTCTTGTAATCTTATTTTTCTTACTGTAAAAATCTTTGATGTGGTATTTTTGATACCACTCATACTTGTTGTAAAATTTTCGTTTAAAAGGTAAGCATTTACATTTAAATCAAACGTAGTTTTAATATTACGATCTTCGCCGTCATTAACTTCTTGATCTATAGTATAATTATCTATTCTAGCTCTGAACTTATATCTTTCACGATCACCCCAATAATCTTTTGCTGCATAATTTATTTGTTCCAGTAATTTATTGTTTTGATCAACATAATCCGTCCATATAATACATTCATATGTAACATTTATATGTACAGGTAAAGAAACGTTAAGTATTTGTTTAGTTGGCTTACTCGGAAACAGATCCTTATTCATCAGATCAAATCTGTCGTATTTATTTTTTTCCGAATAATTCATTATTGTTTGATACGTCAAATAACGATTAAACGTGGCTAACTCTTTATTATTTTCAACACTCTTTCTACGAATCATCATCGCTGGTAACAAAATTTTACCTTGATTATCTCGTATACCACCATCTTTTTTCATAGCAACCCATCTTTCCGGATTACCATATATTACAGGTACTTTTATTGTTTCACCATTATCGTTTACCTGCAATTTTAATTGACTTTCTAATGTTGTAATAATAGCCGTATCTATATCCAATAACGTAATTGTAACATTTTTTTCTTTATCGGTATCACGTCGTACTGCATATGCACGATTATAATTCTTTTTTACATCCGATTGATTTTTATTATTTTCAATGGGATTTGGTGAATTATTACTGTCATTAATGTTATTTGGTCCCCAAGGCATAAATTAAGTTTGTCTTTCTACCAAATTCAATTTGCTTATTCTAGTATAGTGTGTATTTACTATCAAACTCCATGATTTATCTGGATGTCCACCTAAAAATTGTTCTTGTACAACGTTATCTATTTCATAATAACGTTCATTGTAAAGAACTAAATCACCGATTTCAGGGAAAAAGTTAGTAACTATACAATCACGTTCTCTAAATCTATAAACAATATCCTGTTTTCTGTCAGGACCAAATTGTTGATTTTCTGCATTTAAATCTTCACGTTGAATTAAAGCAGTCATATTAATGCCCGGATAAAATACTTTACCTTTTTCACTACTACTTTCGCCGTATATGTTGATAACAGTTTCATATGTAGCGATCTTAAACACTTGTACTACGTTTTCAATAATATCACCCAACAATTCGGCATTAACCGAACTCAACATATTAATGTCTCTGGGAGAAAAATATCTTCCTGGCGAATAATTGGGATTATATATACCAATATCTTTTCTACCATTTGTCCAATATTGGGGAAAGGTTGGATTTTGTTTTGGATATTGTGGTGTTACTGGGGCTGCCATATAATATATAAATATATAAATATTATTTATTTATAACGTTAATGATTGATTCTGGAAATTCATTTTCTCGTATTCGTATTAATTTTATATCTTTTTGTTTTAATAAATTTTCTTTTTCTAAATCATTAAAATATGATGTTTTTTGAAATTTATATTTACACTCGTCCAACGATTTTGGATGCCAAAACATACCATCTACCTCAATTACTAGATTATAATCAGGTAAATACGCGTCAAATACTTTATAATCTATAACATATTGTGGTATATATTTTATATTTTCTAACTCTAGTTGTTTATATAATTTTTCCTCCAACGATGTGTTTCCTGATGGAGAAAAAATTTTTTTAAATCCTAACCTAGATGCTCTTAATAAATTTTCCCTCCACCTGGATTCGTCTTCTTCTTTCAACGTTTTCCATATTTGACCCACACGTTTTTTCTCTTCCGGATGTGTATCCCAATATTTCTTTTTTGCTATTGATATTTTTTCATTTCTTTCTTTGGTATATATCTTTTTTTTAAAATTTTCATCTTCAAATCTTTTTTTACTGGATATGCTCATTTTTTCTAAAGTTTCCTTTGATTTTTTTTTTCAAAAAAAACTTAGACATTTTTTCTTTAACGATAGGATTTTTCATAGCAATCTTTGTTTTCTCCGATACAAAAATCCTATTATTTACATCACTATAATAATGTACTTTTGAACATTTAATACCACAGTATTTTGAATACCCATCTCCTAGAGACACAAATCTTGTTTTAGATTTACAATAACTACATTCACTTTTATTTATATTAATATATTTTATATAATATTCTTCAGTTGATATTTTATGTGAAGATTTTATATGAATTGATAAAGATCGTGTACTTTTATATTTTAAACCGCAGATACCACATTGATGTTTGTCCATATATTAATATATATTAATAAAAACGCCCAAACCCCTATATAAATGTGTAGTGGTACTCTAGCTAACATCTTTTGCATTTCTTCACCTTCTTTGCCCTTGTTTTCCAATTGTGTAACCCTCAAGGTTTTTTCCAACATATCTCTTAATTTTTCAAGCAAAGTGTCTTTTTCTTCTTTAGCTTCGGATCTTAATTCGGCACCGTCTAATGTAACTTCACCACCCGGAATTGGAACGGTACTATATTTTTGAAGAATACGACCGAGTGTTTCTTTACATAAAGCTAGAAAATATTTTTTAATCCATTGTTTGCCAGGCTGATTAATTTTGCAGTAAGTACAATTTTCGTAAGGCACATCGCTTGGATCACTAATATATTCGTAACGAGATCCGCTGTAAAAGTTTGTTATATCACGTTCACTTTCAACGATATAATCTATATAAATTTTAAAACTGTCGGTTGGTATAGGAAATATTCTTAATTTGTTGTTTCCTAATATTTCAAAGCTATAAGCACTTTTTCTAACCATATCGTTGAATTCAATTGCTTGTACACGTTCCAAATCCTCAAATATAGGAGTCATTAAGAATTGTGTTGCTGGACTATATGCGCTAAATCCCATTTCGGTAAGTACGTTGCTGTAGCTCATACCTGTCATACTAAATGGATCATAAATACGTGCTATAGCTGGTGGTCTGTAATGAAACACTCTTTTCACTTCTATTCTAGATCCAGTAAGATGTTCTATATTTTCGCCTATTAAAGCATTTAAGTCATAGACTTGATTTGTATTAGCCGGATTGCTACTGCCTGTAATACTAATATAATTTCTTTTTACTTCATATTCTCCACCGACCAATGCTTCTGCGCCATATTGTTTGCTTAGTTGTACAACATAAGGCAACCCTGTACTTTTCATTGCCAACCCGGTTAAATTATCGTACTTACTTTGTGGTAAACCTTGTAATGATACTAAGTTATTTACGATATTAAATTCATTAATTACACGATTATATTCTAACGTAGCTTCTTCAAAACAAGCATAAAAATTGACATCAATCATTTCTATGTCAACAATCGGGTATCCAAGACGTTTTGCTGCCCACATCGCGCTGCTACTACAATCATTTTCAAATGTAGTCTCGCCTGATGTACAGGTTTCGTCTAGATAATAGCCGAATGGAACACTGCCGCTATTAACAGCACTTCCACTCCCAGGCCACCTCACTCTGTCTTGGTCCAAATTAGCACTCATTAATTATAAATATCTAAACAACAAAAATATACAGTTTATAATTTGTTAATTTACATATCATATTTTTAATTCGTTTTATCGGCGGCACCTTTCAATTTACTTAAAATTTTATTTAAATAATTCTTGATTTTATCTTTATAGATCTGTTTAGCAGTAATATTGTTTGGCTCTGTTGGCGCACGATCACCCCAATAGATTTTTTGTGTAAAATACTTATCTCCAAATCTTTCCCTCAATTCCTTGGTTCTTATTACAAATGTATCTTCCGGTCCCTTATTTTGTATTATACCCAATGCAAATGCGTCCTTTAACCTAAATCCCTTCATCTTTAATCCGGCGATTACACCCACGGGTTTACCTGTATCGGGATCAATCGGACGATCAACATCGTCTAAAAATCTTAAATCGGTTCTATCTGCATCAATTACTTTATAACCACGATAATATTCTGGTAATTCATCAAATATTGCAGAAATATTACCGCCTGACTTCAAATATTTTTCACATTCTATATTATTTTGTAAAGTTTCTTTTCTTGAAAAAGTCATATGTGGGTTTGAAGGATCTTCGAGACTTTGCATTGCCCATTTAAACACAGCTGTATAGTCATAAAATTTAACATCTGGATTTGCAAATTTCCAACTTTCCAATTTTTTATGAAAATCAATATCGCTCGTGCCGTTTAATCTAACTGCCAACTTTAAATTGTATTTATCAGCCACTTTTTTCAAAAACTCCATTTCAATTTGCAATCTTTCGATGAAGTCTTCAGGGCGCATTGGGTTCAATATTCTACCACGCTTGCCTTCTGGTCCGGGTCTACCTTTGCCATAAAATCTATCTATAATTTTTGGATCTGTAGGAATATTTTTCATCTCATCAGATGTCAATTTATCACCAAACAACCAACGAGTTTTTCTAGTTCTTGCTGCTAATTTTGCTTTTAGATATGCAGGGTTACCAGCAAAATTCAAACAACCAGCGTTACATTCTGGACTTTTCTTTGGACACACTTCATGACCCGATGAATCAGATGGAGCCAAATATAAAATTGCAGTCAAATATCCTTTGTCATCCAAGAAAGACTTCAGTGTTTTTGGATCGCTTAATACACTCAATAGTTTTAGTCTTCCTCGAGTGTCACGGATAATATTCTTCATTAATTCGGCCAGCTCATAACTAATAGGCTCCTTTTTGTTCGCTTCGGTCAAATATATATTCAAATTGTTATCGGCATCATTTATAGCTTCATATAGAGATTGATTTACGCAATTTTTACATTCACATACAAACGTATCTAGTGGGATAATACCGTCAGCAGTCAAACCCAAACTTTTATACATTTTTACTTCGTTTAATAAATCTATAAGTTTCATATGTGTTTTGTTATTTTTACTTTTAAATTACCGTTACCTTTTATTACACGGTGATATGTTTCTTTAGGTATAAATATTGTTTCTCTAAGTAATTGTGGTAGATTATTATCTAATTGAACTTGCCAATCCACATTTTCTATAACTTCTATTGTTCTATCTTCACGATCTATATGCCATTCTAATTCATGAGTATCTACATCAGCATCAAATTCTCTTATATACTGATTATTACCCAACAACTTTTCTGTGAACGGCAGATTCATTACCAGTACTTGCCTCTGCCTTTATTGCCTAAACTACGAATACGATGACTACGACAACTCCAATATCCAGCAGTCGTTCTATCTTTCTTTTGTGCACATTTATGTCTAGCAGCAAAACTCTTACGGCGAGCTTTACTACGACCTCTGACTCTCAAATTAGGATCTCCAAATGTTACTTTTTTAATTTTGCCACTTTTTGATTTTACATACACAGCATACTTCTTTGGTCCGCCTGGAGTTCTAATTGGTCTATTAAGAGTGACATTTCTACCCCGATGTTTAGCTTCCATCAAAATGTCTTCATCTACTTCAATAGGTGCATCCAAATAAACTTCTCTACCTTCGAAGAGTTCTTTTTTACCAAGATCACTTTCCACCAATTCAGCGTCTGGATCACATAATTCAATTTGGTTGTTGAGATATAAACTACGAACTTCTTCCAACAACTCAAAATAACTATCGCTATAAGTTCTAAAAATATTTTCACTTAATGGTATTTGTTTTTCAAGATGATATTTTAAATTATCACTAACAACTGCGTCTTGTGCAAGAGTCATGCCACACAACTCTTCATTATCCATTAAATCGTTAAATTTGATCATAGTTATAAATATTATCCATATTTATTAATTGATTTTAATTCTCCTACTAAAATCTTTTCTTGTGAATCTAAATTTTTATCTAATTCAACAAACACATCGTTTAATGTTACTTGAACATTAGCTCTTTTTTGAATGGTTTTTAAATTTTCAAGTGTATCCACAACCGTATCCAAAGTATCTTTGTACTTATTAAAGATAGGCAATTCAATATGATTACTAAATTGCAAAGCTTTCGGAGCAAGTCCTTTTAAAATATTAATGAACATGCCAACTATATGTTCGACTATTGAAAATATTGCACCTGCAATAGGATTCGTCGCTGCCAAAAATCTTAAAACCATAAAACACACTAAAAATATTAATATTCCTGTAACACCTATAGTTACAAATCTTTTTAATCCATACATTACTCCACCTAATCCCATCCAACTGTTCACCTCATCAACGGTTATTTGTAAAGCATCAGCTTTTTTAGCAACCTGAGAAGCTTGTATTTCAAGTCCTTTTATTTGAGCTTCGTATCTATCGTGTATTTCTTTTTGTTTATTTTGTAAATCTTGTATTAATACATCTTTTTCTTTTAATAATTTACCACCCTTTTCTTTTTCTTTTTCAATTTCACTGTTCAACAAATCCGTAATTTGTTTCATCTTGTTTAGTTCATCAACATTTGGATTGCCCGCAATACTTAATATTCTACTATTATAGTCTAAAGCAGTTTTAACTTGTACAGGCGGATTTGTTACAGCTTTCAAAGAATAATCTGTACCCGCCGCAAGTGTAGAAACAACTTGCAATTTTTCATCGTTATTTTTAGCCTTTTCTACTCTGGTTTCGGTCAAAGCGTCTTTTGTTTTTTGTATTTTATCTACATTCGGCGTTTTACAGCTGGTTAATACACTAAGAGATAAAACTGATAAAATAAAAATTTTCATATAATATAAATATCAAACATAATATAAAAACTTGTATTTTGACAAACATATGATATACTTGTTTTATGTCCGAGTATTTTGATCCCACATTAATTTACCTCAAAAGCATCAATAAGAATGTTGCAAAAACACTTATTGAAAAGAATCATTATACTCACAAATGGAGTCTATGTACAGTAGCTTATGGAGTTTATTACAAAGAATATATTGAGAGTACATTCTTTGGTGGATTTAACGAAAGATTAATAGGTGTATTGGTATATGGAAATGCCGTGGGTAGAAACGCCAGTACCAGTATATCACCACTACTTGTTAACAATAATGTGTTAGAATTAACAAGACTGTGGATTGCAGACGGTTACGGCAAGAATATAGAAAGTTATTGTATAGCTGAAAGTTTTAGATTACTCAATAAAGAACACCCCCACATAAAATGTATTTTAAGTTATGCTGATAGTGAAGTAGGACATAAAGGTACAATATACCAAGCTACGGGCTTTCTTTTTCAAGGAGACAATTATGTTGATGTAGCACTAATGCCCAACTATAGTGTTAGTTTAGATGGACCTCCAAATTATAAATGGATACACAGTAGAAGTGTATATGCTAAGTGGAAAACACACAGTGTAGATAAACTTAAAGAACGTATAGGTAGAACATTTTGGCGTAAACGTGAAAGTGGCAAGTATCGTTATATCAAATTTATTAGCAACAAAATAGAGAACAAGAAACTTGTCAAATCACTAAAACATAAAGTTCTTGATTACCCCAAAAATGCTTCATTCAAAGAAGAAGTTCAAGAAATAATTGTACAAAATAATAACCAATTTTTTGAATAAAAAACCCCAACTTTCGTTGGGGTTTTTGAGTTATTTTATTTCTACTAAGTATTATACGGTATCGAGATCACCGATTAATACTTTTCCATAGAACTCTGGGCGCACTACCTTCTTAGCGTAGCGGGTCATTACGCCTCTACGTGGTGTGAAGTTCACTGGATCATAGACCAATGGAGTTTGGATTAGTGGGATATAAGGAGCATATACAGCACCGGTTTCTAGGAAGTTGTTTCCGCGGAAACCAACCAATACTACGTTATCGGTCATGTATGGGTTCTTGTAAACTTGGAAGCGACTTGCGAAGCTACCAACACGGCTTACGCCCATTGCGAACTTAGCTTGATCGCCGTCAGTGTTTACAACATATCCTGGGATTGATTCCAAGATTGTTGCTACGTCTGGACTTACGACCAAGAAGTTAGCACCACCACGGAGGGTCAATTTTTGGATTGTGTTAGACACCTTTTGAATCTTGTTACCAAGAGTTTGGAACCAGGTGCTCTTTACGTAAGCAGTACGGTTTGGTGAACTGTTTGCATTACGTGTGAAGACTGCTTCACCGGTTGTTGCGTTGATTGACTTGCTGAACTCAACGCCGATTTGGGCGGACCAAGCTTCGGTTGTGATACCTTGAACGGATTCGTTCAACATATCTAGGATTTCAAGATCAATTTCCATACTTACATATTCACTCAATAGAGCAGTAAGTTCTGCTTCTGCATCGATAGAGTGGTAAGCATTCAAGTCTTGAGCCAATTCTGGGGTCCAGACTGCCTTTAGTTTACGAGTTTTAGCAACGATAGGTTCGCTGTTTAGTACCAAGTTAACTTCTGGGATACTGATATCGGTATCAATGCTTTGTGTAGCAACGTTACCGGCCGTACCGGATCCTTCACCGGCAGTCTTGCCAGCTTCAAAATCACCACGTAGGTTGTCGGTAGGTTGTAGACTATAGATCAATTTAACCTTGCTTGACGCACCGCCAAATGCACTGTTAGATGCTGATACGATATATACGGTTTGATAGAATGGATCTCCCAAACTGCCTGTATTGATTGCCTTAGTGTATGTATTCAATACGAGACCACTACTTTGTAAGGTAGTTGGTGTAGTTGATCCTGAGATTAAATTGAATGAACGAGCTGCGTTTAAATCTGCATTATATACATATCCATTAGCAGCAATACCGGAAGTATTGTCGTCATGATTCAAGATTACCTTGAACAATTTCTTAGCTACTACGGACGAACTCAATTCGCTAGCAAATTGCACGTCATTCCAAGAAGCTGTTTGAATTGTATTACCAGTGGATGTAGTACCTGCTACTTTTGTTAGTGTAATAGCAGAGCTACTTACTGGACGAACTGAATAAGCATATGCGCCTTGACCATATAAACCACGAACAGCGTCGTCGGTAGAACCCAATTTCTTACCTGTACCACCGAACAAACTATCGTTCAATTGTTTACCGGCACGTGTGGTTTTAGCACTACCGTTATTCAAATTACGTAAGTCGGTACCAGGAGCGGTTGTACCATACTTGAAGTCTAAATAGAAAATTAGACCTGATGGTAGGTTCATTGGTTGAACGCTTACGAATTCCTTCGCAGCGATCTCAGCGAACACACGACGAACCAATGGAAGAGCTACGCCAGCCCATTGTTCAGAACTGGTAGAAGTACCAGTGGTGGTTGCTTCGTCAAGCAATTGTTTTGCTTGGTTTTCCAAGAGGATAGACATGTGTGCCTTTTCAACACCAGCACAACCTTCTAGTAGGCCTGTCTTTTCCCATTTGTTTTGTAATCCACGGGTTTCAGCCATCAATTTGGCTTGTGGATTCATATTATTTGTCAATAGACTCTTTACATCCATACTCATATTTTGTTTCTTTCTATATTAATTACTGTTAGGTTTTTACTCGCAAACTAATTTTACTTCTTGATTCCTGCGAGTTTTTGGAATCTTGAAGTCATCACATCGGCTTGAGGTTCTACAATGGTAGAATCAGGCTTTGTTGATGATACTGGTTTGCTTGCCAAACCTTCGGTGATAGTTTGAGCAGTTGTATTAGTCTTTTTCTTGACAACTGATGCACCGGAATTAAGTGATTCGGCCAAAACTGTATATGCCAACTTGACTTCACGAATATTCTTGGTCAAGTCGAAAGTGTTAATGATCTTAAGCTTTTGATCTTCGGTTAAACCTTTACCTTTAAATAGTTTATTGGTATAAAGCAACTTAGCATTCAATAAATTGGTTTCGGCTAGAACACCCTTCATATATTTTACGGTATTCAGTGCTTCACCCAACTGTTTCTTAAGAGTTTCGTTTTCTTCGTTAATTGCAATTAGTGCTTCTGCCATTTCGTCGGCTGTAACGTCGCCTTCAGCTACAGGAGAGGGTACTTGACCTGGCATCTGAGTTTGATCTTCAGGAGCGGCAGGTGCTACTGGAGCTGCCGGCACTTGAACTGCTGTAGGATCTGCTGGAGCTGGTGTTGGAGCTGCAGCTGCTGGAGCAGGAGCTGGCGCGGCTTCTTCACCTTCTAATTCAGCTAGAAGTTCATCCAAACTGATTTCTTCGTCCATTTCACAAGAATCGTCAACTTCTGCTACGTCTGAAGCACCTTCTGTATTTTCAGAAACTTCGCTTTCTAATTCTGCTAGAATTTCATCCAACTCTTCACTTGTAACTTCGGCGCCATCTTCTGTTGAAGATTCTTCCAATTTTACATCAAATTCTTGTTTACCGGCGGGAGTTGTGTTTTTATTTGCTACAGTAGAAGGTTTTGTGGGATGTTGTTTAGAAGCAAGATTGCTATCATCTTTGCCGATACCTGAAGATCCCAATTTTTCTTCAATTTTATCTCCTTCGGTTTCTTCGGCGGAATCGTCTTCAGCCATTTCTTCCTTTAGTTTTTCAGCAAACATTTCTTTTACGCTTGCTGCAAAGTTTTCTTCGAGAAAACTTTTTGCGTTTGCTAGTGCCGTTTCACGTACAGCTTTAGCATCCGCGATACTTTCTTTTAATAGATCGCTCATATTATATTACTGCCTTTCTTATTGTTATGTGTTTGTGAAGTTATTAAGAACTCCAAAGAAGATAAATTTAAGTCACATCAAAGAATGATGTATTTGATTAATAAATATATAATAAAAATCAAAATATAATAAAAAAGTTTATATTTATTGATATATGCCTGCAAAAAGTCAAAAACAAGCAAATCTATTTAAATTGGTGAGAGCCATACAAAAAGGTAATGTTAATAACAATGATGTATCTTCTAACGTTCGTAAAATGGCACGTACCATTAAACCCAGTAGCGTTAAACATTTTACTAAATTAAAAGAAATTTTAAATCAAATAAAAGAAAATGAATATAGTTTAAGTAAAGTAAAAAGAGTAAAGGGAGTAAGTTTCAAACAACATTTATCAAAACAAGTTGGTGTACCGTTTGATGAAAAGGAATATGAAATGTTTCAGGGTAAACAAACTGGATTTTCTGGATTTGGAAAAACAACTTTTAAAATAGATAAACAAAATAACGAAATTTATACTGAAGTAAGCAGTAATGGTACTAACAAAAAATTTGTATTTAAAAAATTAATTGATAAAAATGATGGTACATACAAATATGCTTGTTTTATTCAAAGAACTTTTCCTGACAAAACGGAAAAAGAAATATTAGACTTGTTAAGTAGTAGTTTTGATGATCGTAACATTTCTGAAAAAACAAAAACTCTTACTGATTTTATTGATAGAATTAACACAACTTTCGGATCCATTTAATATGCCATACAATTTCAATCCAAACTTTAATAAACATATAAATAATAAAACGGAATCTTATAAAAATATTAAAAGAACCGGAGAAGAAAACCCTTATTCTAATCCCGACGTGCGTTCAATGAATAATAATTATAACAATTATAAAAGTCCTAAACTAATTAATTTTATTAATAATGATAATTTTGAAGAAGATGTAAAAATTTATAAACTAGAAGATATTGACCACCCAAATGGATGGGATTTTAAAGAATTGGATATGTTGGGAGAAATGAATTTTCGTATTGATGATGAATACAAAATGTTTAGTGAAATTGAAATTCCATCAATAAAAATGGAAAATGAAAAAACAAAAGCCTTCGTCTATAAAACTGACGAAGGCTATGTATTAGAAACAAATAGAAAATACGTTTTTGAAACGTTTAATAAAATGATTGAATTTATTGATTCAATTCCGATGAATCAGTTAAAGACTTAGTGTCGGTTGTCGGAGTGATATCCGCAATTTCAAAATATCTTTCCAAACGACGACCAACTTCTTCATACAACATTTCTAGTTGTTTTTCAATGGATTTCATTTTTTGTGCTTCTTCGTACATTTTAGCGGCATCACGTTTGATTTCTTTCATGTCACGTTCCACCATCTTAGCTTCCATCCAATCGCCACATTCTTTTAAAGCATAACGTTCGGCCAAGTTAACGGCCTCCATTATTTTTTGAGCGGTAGCATATACTCCCTCAGCTTTTAATCCTTTGCGATATTGATTATAAGCCTTGATAGTTTCAACCATATTTTTCTTTTCATATACGGTAAGTGGAGTATATGCGTGTTCAGTCGAATTTTCTAGTAAATGTTTTAATTTCATACTTTATAAATATTATAGTTCTGATAGAATGTTGTGGATAATTCTTTCAACGTTACTATAAGGATTAATAATTGTTTTTGATTGATCGACACTTTCATTTATTTTTCCTTGTGGATACATAAACGCTCCTTGTGTACTTGGATTGCTAACAAAATCAAACGCTATTAAATCAAAATCGTCTTGTACAACATCTGCGTTTTCTCTCATATCTTTTTTAACAGATCCCAGTCCCCGGCTACTAATTCCCAACAAAATACCAGCCTTAAGAAGATCTTTCAAAATATTACCACTTGGAGTTGGTAAAATTTCAACCGTACCCATCAAATCTTTACCGTCCCATCCCATGTCAATAATATTATGACTAACGTTTTTCAAATTTACAACGGAAGATTCGGGGTGGTCTAATTCACCCATGGCACGACGTTGTTTTACGAAATTGTCCATGTATTTCTCCGATTCTCTTTTTAAAATTTCGGATGGATATACTCTACCATTTTGATTTTTTGCATCAGCACGTTGAAGAACGCCTGTCACTACCATTTTTCCATCTGAATAAGATTCATTCAATGACGATTTTTTAAACTCAAATGGTAATACGTCTATTAATACTTGTTTCATATTATACTTTTACTTGTGTAGGAGATTGTTGTTGATTCTTAGAAGAAGTTTCGTCTGGTGTTTTTGAAGCTTCTTCTTCATCGGAAGTCACCGTATTTGTTGGTGTAGCCGATTGTTGTGGACTTACCAATGCCTGAGACTTAGCTACCTGATATTTATCTTTAGGTTTAAGCTCCGCTGTGCCTAATATTTTTATTGAAAATCCGGGTTTAATGAAAAACTTAGCAACCTTTTGTTTATTTTCTTCACGTCCTATTATAATAATAACATATCTATCATAGTAGTAATCTATTGCTACACCTGTAACATTTATTGTATAATCTGTTTCTGGTTGCTTATATCCTTTGCTAGCTCTTACCACTATTTTTTTACCCAAAATTTTATCTTGAATAGTTTTTTGTAAATTGTTTTTTAAAGATTCTGTGCTACTTTTTAATTTGGTATCAAACGACGTGAAATCTGGTAAAACATCATAATTTTTAATATTAACCGACGGTTGAACAGCCGATTGTGTGGGTGGTGTAACAGATTGTTGTTTGAGTGGTTGAACTGAATTGGTTGGTAAAGACTGTTTAACGTTTTGTTGTAAAGGTTTTTGTCCTTCTTGTTCGTATTTCAATCCATTAAAACCTTCGGTTACAGGCAGATTGCCTTGTTTATATCCTATTAAATTTGGATCAATGTTGGGATCGTTGTGTTGCACCAATCCATTCTTGTCAAAATATGTATTGGTTGGTTCTATATTAAAAGATGGTGTTGTATATGAAGGTTGACTATAAACTTGATTTTCTAATTTAAAATTTGGACTCTTTTTAATATTTTTTGCTAATTTATAACCCAATTGATTATAAGTTGAAGGACGAGTGCCTCTTTTTGAAAATGCAAATGGCGTTCTAGCAGCATCTCCTCCTACCGCAACAGGACCCGATGCTACAGGAGCCGTACCAGTCATACTAGCTTCGTTTTTAACTTTTAACTTATGTAAAAGTTCTTTAATTTTCTTTTTTAGATGTACCTTCATTCTTTAACTTTTCAAGTTCTTCAACTAATTCGTATGCATTCAACAATGAAGTTAACTGATTTTCTTTTACCACACCCGCAACGTTTTTATTTGAAAACTGATTAACAACTTCTGTTATTTTAATTTTAACCACATCGGAATTTACAGTTTGTAAATTTTCTTTCAATAAAATGCTTATTCTTTTATACTCTTCATTTACAAATTTAGTAAATTTACTTGAATTACTAATATTTGTAATGTATTCTTTAAGTAGTTTCTTTTGTGAAGGTAACAAATTACTATACTTAGTGTTAAAATTTTCAATCAAGAATTTATATGCTAACAATCTTACTTCTGCACTCTGACTTCCATAAACATCCAAACTTTCTTCACTATTCTTTTTTTCTTTAGTTAAATTTTCAACGATATATTCTCTGGACTCGACTAACTCTTTTATATCAAACTTAACTTCACATTCTACTTGATTTTCAAATAGTTTATAAATAGAAGCGTATAATTTATAATTGGGAATCTTGTTCTTCAAAAATTCATCAATATTGTACTTTTCTTTTATTTCTTTGATTACGTTATATTTTTGTTTGTTCAATTCACGTTCATCTAATTTTGAACGTGTTTGTAAAACAACATTTAAAATACGATCTGCGGATGTGGTATCTTTGCTGGTTTGATGCAAAACAAAATTGTATAACTGTGCTTCTTTACCAAGCTCTTTACTTTCGTGAAAGTATTTAAACATTAAATTTTTAGTAAATGATTCATCTCTACCCGCCAAAATATCTGCAGTAATTTGACGCGTAAGAAGTTCAAACAATATTCCAGCATTCTTAAATTTTGAATGTTTTGCTTTCTTATGCATAATATTAATATTATTTATAAATATATAAGAACTATTTAAATATATAGTATTTGTATTTATTCTTTTATATTTCTTTCATCCATAAAGGATTTTTCGTTTCCCTCTCTTAAAATTTGTTTTTCTTGATCAACTGTATTTAACATATCATTAAGTCCTGACAACGATTCCAATGATAATGGAGATTTGTTTTTATATTTGTGTGTTACTGATAGATCACTTCGTCTGTTATTTTCTAGCGTACCCAAGGGATCCTCTCCAAACCGATATTTACGAGCATCTTTTCTACCACTTTGATCTCTTTCGGACAATTTTGGAGGAGTTGACCCCGCAGCTCCAGTTGGTTCTTTAGATGGTTCTTTAGATGGTTCTTTAGTTGGTTCTTTTTGGGGTTCTTCTTTTTTATTACCTGATAGTTCTGAATTTATATCGGAATCTCCTGTGGGTAATCCACTGTCAGAGGGAGGTTCATCTCCTCCACCTTCTCCATCCGTTTTTTCTTCACTTGATTGCAAAAACTTAATCGCCGGATCATTACCTTCGTCTTCAATTTGCTTAAATCTATAAGTACCTTTAGCATCATCGACTAATTGTTTTTGTAACTCTATCATGTTTTGATCACTTAAACCAAACACGTTTTCATAAATCCACTTTTTGCTAAAAAACTTATTTTCTTGCATGTCTTTAGATACTTCAACTTTACTCTTCCAAACATCTATTTTTTCTTTTTCAAAAATAGTAGATGGATTGGTCAACTCTAACGTAAAATCAACAAGTGATTCATCGCGATATCCTTGACTGTATAAATGAATTAAGGCAATCTTATTTAATTCACTTACAATAATTCTCTGTATACGTTGAATCGTTCTAGCAAAACGAATATCTTCAGCCGCTAACGTAGCTTTACCACTTAAACTTTCATCGTATCCTAAAAATGCTTTTGGAATCTTAAGTGCGGCCATCATCTTATTGCGAAGATATTCAATATCGTCTGTACCTGTCCACTCCAATCCGGGCAAATTATCAATGCTTGTACCACTATCACTACCACGAACTGGCAAGAAGAAATCTTCAACCATGTTTTGTAAATTGAAACGTAAATTGTAATCGCCTGTTTGTTGATCTACATATGGAACCTTTTTCATCTGAGTCATAATTCGTTCCATATGATTGTCAACTTCATTTGGAGGAATATTGCCGATATCAACTTTGAAGATACGTTTTTCAGGAGCACGCATGATACGATGAATTAACATTGCATCTTCCATCAAACTCAATTGTTTCCAAACCCGACGAGCACCTTCCAACATACTCTTACCGTATGGCAAGAAGTTACTATCACTTAATAATCTAAAATGTGCAATTTGATAATTTTCAAGATCTTCCATTTTATTGCCATATGGAAGATTAACTTGAAATTTTACAAAATTTTTGTTTTGCAAATGTGCATTTTCAACTCGGGTGACATAATAAGTGCTTAACGGTTCAACCATATATACACCGTATTCCGGACTAATATGTAAACGAAGATAAAAATCTCCATATTTAACCATACACCGAGTCCAACTCCATAGATTAAATTCAATATTTAGAATATCATAAAATAAGTTATGAAGTATGTTTTTAATTTCATCATTACTGGATTTAATTTGTAAAATTTCCCCCATTTCATCTCGCGTGGTACATTCATCGGCATAGATATCCAAAGCAGATGCTAGAATTGGATCCATGTCCATCGTATCATAGTCACGAAATAGTTCTACACGACTGCTTTGATATGATAGATTGAAATCTCTGGTATATTGATTATATGAAGTAGTACGTAATCTATTAAAACGATCTCTTAAACTATTACGATCCGTGGCATATTGAATTTCATCGGTATCAACTACCTTTAACTTTTTACCGCCAATGTTTCTAACAATTACATCGTTTGAAAACAAACGTTTCAAACGTGCAAACAATGAACGATTTCTTAATTCCTGAAATGATTGATCAGCCATATATTATTCTATTATATAAGTATTTACAATAACCAAGTTAAACTTTCTTTTTTATCATTAACGGAAAATTCAAGTGTCTTTTGATAATCCGGTATAGAGCTAATTTCTCTAGGTAATATTACAGGACTTGTTACTTTGGATATTTTAGAAATCATAGCTTTATTATATGCAATTTGATCGTTTCTAAGCCTCAAAGCAGTTTCACGAACCCATAATCCTATACCAATAGACATCACCAAATCGTCGTTATAACCTCTCATCGCTTCGGCTTTCGGTCCGTTCCAAATAAATACATTCAATTCTTCGTATAACCGTTTTGATTTGATTATAACTTGTTTTTGTCTAAAAAATAACTCTAAATTACTCACTATTAATGGTCTATTTTTACTCGTTGTTGTAAACCCAGCGACTAATTTTTTATCTTGCGCGTGTAATTTATTACTATAAGACTTTTCTACATCTACAATAGTAAGATCGGTTGCACTATAAAACGTATTCTGATAGTCTCTATCTATAATCTGTTGAAGAGTTCCCCATCCTACGTTGTTATTTTCTACAACTAACAATGCGTTATTATATTCAGTAGCTACACTGACTAATAAATTACCGTAATCTTTAGTGGTTAGTTGACCTTTGTATTCAGCCACTTGTTCCATTGTTTCAATGTCAATAACATGAAATGCACTAAAATCTCCACCATCTCCTCTAGCACAATCCGCCGTCAATATGTAGTTTTTGCTGTAATTTGGATAATCCCAGATCCATAAATCTTGATTGTTACCACGTTTTTCTATAGGATCTTTTAAATATGTTTGTTTGTAAAACTCAAGAACATCTACACTAACAACTTGATTACCAGAAGTAGAAAAATCACAATTATGTGAAACAATTCCATCTACATTAAAAATATTACCACCTGATACATTTACTATATCATACAAATCAATCGTGTTTTCAAATTTTTCTATTGATACAACAACCACCTCTATACCATCAACTCCTGATATTTTTGATCCAATACTGATATCATGAGATCGAACCTCGACGTTGTTGTAAATAAATGAATGATTATCCGAACATTTTATTATTTTTCCGTTACTCAATAAAATGGTATAATAACAATCTTTTTTTACTTTTCTGATTCCAAAAAAATCCTGATATCCAGTCGGAGTCAAAATCTGAAATCTAGTATTTAGTTTAATTTTCGAATGATTCATATGTCAATCGTGAACAATTTACACCCTAATAAATTTTTAATTTCATTTTCTCGTTGGAAATCTCGTTGTTTCAATTTACCATTTTTATAGTGTCTTTTTTCATATATTTCCAACACGACGTTATTTTTCTCATCATATGCATCCAACCAATAACCAAGTTCTTTAAGAAAAACCTCACCTCCGTTTTCAGCATGTCTAAATGTATATCCATGTTTATTACCAAATTCCTCTATCAGTTGTATTGATCTCTTGTTATAACGGGGTATAATTTGTCCTTTTGTTTCTGATAGATACTTTAACGCGGATACTCTCATTTTTTGTTTTGTTTCCGGAGTGTGTGATTTACCGGTCTGGGTTTTATGATATTCAGGACATCTACGACAATATTTAGTCCATGTTATTTTTTTTCCACATTGACATTTCAATTTTATTAAATCGTAGTTATGTTCAACAATAAAACGAATTCGGTACGAAAAACTATACCATCCCTTGTAACTTTGTTGTTGTTTAAATGATTTTTCTAGAATCTCCGTATGAAAAAGAATAGATTTGTATAATTTTGGATTTTGTTTCATCAAAGTTCTATTCTTTGCACGACCAAATAAAAATTTATAATAATCGTTTTTTAACAATTCGGATTTTGTTTCCTCGGTTGAATATAAATCTGTTTCACAACTTAATTGTTGTTTGATTTTATTCCATCCTATAGATGCATAATTTTTAGGCATATGCGTATGAGTCGCAATCACATTCATGTATTATACATATAATTGTAAATCCCCAGAATATAACTTTTCCAAAGAAATATCAAATTCTTTTCCAGACAATTTATCTTTAACTCTAACAACAGAGTCTCCCCATAGACAATCACATTCTTGTGCGGCTCCTTTCACACCCGACAATTCTGTTTGTTTATCTCTCCAAGTCTGGTCTCTTTCTGGATGTAAATGCCATGGCAATCGTATAGTCTTGAAGTTATTTTTACCTTCTTCAGCTTCAACCCAAGTTTTATGGAAGAAGTTACCAACGCCGTTGGGAGTACTTAATATAATAGCTCTACCACCGGTAGATAATGTATATTGAGCAGACAGCCAAATTTCCTCAATACCATCGATAAATGCAGCTTCGTCAATAATTAGTAATGATAGAGCTGATGAACGACCTGCGGTACCGGCAGATGATACCGCTTTGATTTGAGATCCATTCTTCAATCGTAATGATAATCTATTGTCTTCTACACAAGGAACTTTCAACCAACTTGGAAGATTATCATTTGCAAATCTTACTTTGGTAACGATTTCTTTTGCGGTTTCTTGAGTAATACTAATACAAAGAATATTCTTATCATTGTGGAACGTCATTAACCACAAACTATATGCGGCGGTAAGAGTACTAATACCCATCTGACGACTTTTAAGAACAATGTTTAATTGATTATCAACAAACTCTTCCAAAGCCTCTTCTTGAAATGGGTATAGTTCAAATCCAACTGTTCCTCTTATAGGATGTTGAATCTTAACGTACTTTTTCATGAAGTATATAGGATCTTCTATACACTTCTTATACTCACTTTTTATTATTTCTCTGAGATTTTGCTGACTCATATTGTTCTTCGTACTCTTTTATTTTGGCATTTAGTTCTTCTAAACGTTTATAGAGTAACTCCAAATCTTTATTTAAATCTTCTAGTATTTTATTATAATCTTGAATACCTTCCCATCGTTCAAAAGAACCATCTTCTTCTAAAAATTCAACTGGTTTACCTTGATTTTCTTCACAAAATTTTTTGCTTTCTTCAAATTTTTTCTTATAGTCTTCTAAAATACTACGTTCATTCTTCAAATCTTGAAGTTCGTTGTAAATTTCAAACATACCAATCAATTTCAGATTGGTTTGAAAATTAATATAACAATCGTAACACATGCCCGTTTTTGGCCATACACGATCATCTAAATAATTCCCCCACCGAACATCCATATTACATTCTTTACAACGTTGTTCGTTGATAATTTTAGCTTTCTTTGGAACTCTACGTTTTACACCATTTTTCCAAATCCACTTTCTACCTTGTGAGTCTTCCCACTCTTCACCTTCTTTGCGTTTATTATTGTTTAAATTGGGATCGTAACCAAACTGTACAAATGGACGGTTGCCTTCGACGTAATCTTTTACAATTGATAGATTACTTTTACCTGATGCTTTTTTCATAACAAATACGTATTTATTTTATTTCTTAAACTTACTTCCGAGACCTTTTATAATAAAACTTCCTGTAATTTTAAATGGGTTAGAACTAATACTGGTATCTCTTACAACTATACCTTCATGTTTATCTAGATCTCCGATTTCACTTGTAGCATTTTTTAATATTTCATCGCCTAATTTAATCGTAGTTAAATAAACAATTGTATCACTTACCACTTTATTTAAATCTTGCCCAGCAAAATTTTGACTAATATTTCTACTTTCAACCGCTTTCAAAAATTGTTCTCTTGTAATTAGTGGAGTTGTAAACTTCAAACCTTTCAACCAATCCTTCAAAGACTTAGTTACAGCTTCACCCGTTGGATACAATGTAACTGGTTGAGTTAAAACACTTGCTAGTTTTGGTTCTGATTTGAAAGTAGTATCAACACTACCCAGCACCTTAAATCCATACTTCATAGCAATCTTATTTAATTTATTTATATAAGATTGCATCGCTATTTTGTCATATGGAATTTCACTGGCTACTCTCGATTTAACACTTCCATCTTTACCAAATGTTTTTGGCTTAATTTCTTTCAATCCGTGAATAGCTAAAAAGTTTCCTATTTCGCCATAACCCAAAACATTGGTTTGTCCTTCTACATATTCTATATTAAACAATATATTTGGATTATCTAACAATCCTAATTTTTTTAATTCTGATTTTGTACTAGGAATTGATTCATCAAAAATATTAATTACTTTGGTACCAATATTTATAAATCCGTGGCCTGGTTCAAATCGACTAGGCAAGTCTTCTGGTCGCATTCCTTTGATATCAAGTGGTTTTGCGCTACCACGATCCATCACAAATTGTCCATTTACCAAACGAATACTAGCATTTACACCATCTATTTTAACACTGCCAGCGCCTTGTTTTAATGACTTTACAGATTTAGAAAATACATCCACTAATTTAGCTCCTGTATTTACAAAATCAAATGGATGTGCCATATGGCCTCCAGCGCCGCCTTCTTGTATTACTTCGTTTAATATATTATTCAGCTTTATCATATGGTTTTAAAAATGTTTTATCAAACACTCTAACTGCTTTATCATAAGAACGTTTAGTTTCGTCTGTATCATCTTGTGTAAATTGCCAATTCCAGAACAATACATCTGATGTTTTGAATTGGTAATAATCGCCTAATACTGCTCTTTGAGTTTCAACAACTTGTTTACCGTGCCAATTTTGTCCAACTGCAATAAATCCAGCTTCAATGTCTTTTACAACATTCTTTTCTCCAAGAGTAGAGTGTCTGTTTTCAATCCAAGTTAAACGTTCAATGAGTTTTTGATAATAACCATTAGCTTGACCCCATCTAACACTAGCAAAAAATACTACACAATCACTTTCAAACAGTTCTTTGGTAATCTTCCAAAGTTCATCCCCTTTTTCATTAAGACTTGCCCAACAACGATGATATCCACTTGGATTCTTTTCTTTATCTTTTAATAATGCTTTTGCAACGCCACAATGATTTCCGTCGTATTTTAAGTTGCTACTAACATTGCCTTCACACGGAGCTATATTTAAACTGGGTACTTCAATCAATGTGACTTTTTCTTTACCCAATAATTCTTGTATTTTAATTGCTAATTGAGTACTCTTTGGAACATCGTCTTTGTGTTGACTCCATCTATTACTGGTAGTTAACAATAGTACTTTGTTCTTGGTACGTAAATAATCTATTGTTTTTTTGTATTTACGAGCATAAAGATCCATATCTTGCTCGCTTTGAGGAAGTTTGGCTTCTAACAATAGATCGGTTAAACTAATCATTTTAAAAGATTTTCCAACTCTTTTTGAAAAGTCATTCCTCTAATAACTTCAGGTGTACCTCCGTTATCTCTATTAAAATAACGTTTATAATTATTTAATGCTATTTTTAACTTTTCTTTATCCAGTGGCTCTTTTGACAAAATATCTTTTATCGTTTTTAAATTGTTAACAACAAGAACGTTTGTGTCATTTATCACTTGATCTATTAACGAAGAATCTTTTAACAATTGTTCTTTAACTAAATGATTTGTGTCATTTTCTTGTTTGGCCGTAGCAAGTATAGATTTTAACCGTATCATATTATATAAATATGTATTAATTACGTTTCCATTCAAATTTCATATGTCCACAGTCCCATATTCTATCATAACCATTAATTTGCATATTTTGCCATTCACTTAAATTAATATCAAATTTTTCAAGTTTTTCTTTCAATTGGTACTCCTTTGTTTTTATGAAAATAGTGATATCCAGACGTAGTGTTATCTACAAATGACATACCAATTTGTTTATATAAATTAATACAGAGTTAATATGATATTTAATAAATATTAACCGACTAACCAAAAAATTAAAACAAAAACCTCGCTTATTTCTAAGCGAGGTTTTGTGAATTATTTATTATCAAACATTAAAACTAGCCCCTCCTGTAGGAAGTATGTTGAAATCGAGTATAATAAATTCAGCAGTACGAGTTGGTTGAATATAGATTTGACCATATAGAATATTTCTATCTATCAAATCGGGTGTATTATTAGTTTCATCCATCTTGACTTGGAATGCGTAAATACCGTTACGTTGTTGTACAGATTCCAAATATGGAGTTACGATACTCAAGAATCTGTTACGTGTAGCAGCTACGTTTTGTTCGAATACCAAGTAGTTGCTTGAGCTCGCGATAAACTTCTTCAAGTTGATCAACAAACGACGTACATTGATACGATCCAAAGCACTTGGAGCGATTTGAAGAGTCTTTTGACCCCATACACAGATACCCTGGCCAGGGAATGCTGCGATTGGATTTACACGACCTTCATAGAGTGTATCACGTTCGCTGTGTGTTACTCTATCAAGTACTTGTACTGCTTGAGGAATACCACCACGGTTTAAACCGGCTGGAGCGTACCATTCAGCGGCAGCATTATCATTAGCAGCATAAACCGCTGGTAATACAACTGAAGGTGGTACACTAATAATCTTATTGGTATTGGTATCTAGGATCTTAACCCACGGATAATAAGTACCTACATAATTACTATCAACTGTAGCTACAGTATTTACTGCTGCATCAATCAATCCTACGGTTTGATTGCTTGCTGGGAACACCACATTATCCATGATATAGAAACAATCTTGGCGAGTTTCACACATATCAATTACCAATTCGGTAACATAACTGTGCATCTCACGGAAGATACCAGGTAATACAATCAAGTTGATATCAAATTCATCGGCATTACCTAGAGCAGCAATACATTGTTTATAAGCAATACTACCTGGACTGTTGATATTTGTACAGTCTAGACCTTGTGTATTACCTGGCGTAATAGCACTACCTACGTTGATAGGAATTGCTGGCCATTGACCATCAAATCCACCTTGGAAACCAACAACGAACTTACGTAGTTTAACATACGTACTTTCATTAACGGCGTCATAGGTACTTGGAATACTACCACTTAAACTTGGTGCTAATAAAGAACCTGTACTTGCAGAAGTACCTTGAGCATAGTATTTAGCAGTACTTGTTCCCCAAACTTTATCTTCTAGATCAAAGTCTATATTTAGACCATTTGAATCTGTATTGCCGTAGTAAGGTAGTGGATTAAAGTATTGGTGTGTATTATTTTCTACACCGACACCAAATGATGATGTAGGATATAGAGATTGAATTTCATCGTCCGTTTGTGGTACACCTCCAAACACTGTACCAGAAGGATATTTACCTGGAGCTAAACCATAGATACTTGCCTTACTATATTGAATGTAAGGAACATAAATACTAGCTGTACTATCAATCGGAGTACTATATGATTCAAATCCGTATGGTACTGAACTAACCGGATATGAAGTATCGGCCATTTCAATTCTAATATATCTGCTTAAGTTAACAAAATCTCCAAATTGAATGATTTTACCAGCGTAGGTAATATAAGCATATCTATCGCCTACTTTACGTGCTACATAGTTTGCTGATTCTGGATCCAAATTACAATTTTGGAAAATTTCAAGATACTTAGGCTTCTTATCGGTATCACTATAAGCACGTACTGCTAATGTGAAACTGCCCCAATCGCTGCCAGGTACGGTACCTGCTAATTTAACATTACTAATTTCAATCTTAAATTTTTTATTACTTAATGTACCGTCGCTCAAAGTATGTACTCTGAATAATTGGAATTTTGTTGGTTCCGGAGATTCAGCCGCACTACCTTTAAATGGAGCTATCTTCTGTGAATAGATCCAAGGAGTAGTTGCGTTGGTGATACTGAATTGACTATCACCGGCGTTTAAATTTGTACTATATTGATCTACAAATTTAAGTGGTTCACCCACAATTGTACTTCCGGATATACTATTTGTACCAACTTGCAATTTCCAACCCAAATTACTGGTTTTTTCAGCAACGAACTTCTTGATACTATCTTCAAATAGAACGTAGTTGTAAGCAGCTTCAACTTTTTGACCAGCAATTTGTTTATCAGGATTACCAACTGTTGGATCAACTCCAAATACGTCTTTAATATAGTTATTATCATTTTCATTTAGACTGAAATCGTAATATCCGTATGTACCAGAAGAAACGCTGCCATTTGGATTTGTAAAGTTATATCTTAAAGCCAAATTATAAACGTTTTCGTTTGGATTGATCAAATTCTTATATGGGAATGTTGAACTAGTTAGTTGTGATAATGTAGTGTTATTGAATCCATATACCTCGTAATCACTGCTAAATTGAGCAGAAGCATTTTGAGTGTTAGCCAATACTGCCAAAATCATATTTTGACGACCTGAAGTATTTGGATTACATGGGTCATTACTATTTGTTCCGTCTGGCGTAAATGTTCCTGTATATTTACCATAATTACCGCTAATTACACCTTTTAACTGTAAACCAGCAACGCATGTTCCTGATCCACGAACAGAAGCAACACTACCGCTTAGTAATTGAACGTTTCCACTAGAAACATTTAACACGTCTCTATTATATCCAATACTAGTATCGTTAAAATAAGAACTACTAAATAATACACTTGTAGCAGTACTTTCAGCGAACGCTGTAGAAATTGCAGTTTCTGCACTTACATCTTGTGCTTGTACACTTGAAGTTAAATAATAATATGGATATTGTGCATTCGATGGAGCGCCTTTCTTGGTAAATAAAATAGGACCGATTCCGCCTATATTTAATTGTTGGTCAGCGTATAAAACACTGCCACTTAATGTTCCTGTGCCATCAGTCGATCCAGCATTTACTAAACTTGTAGCTGCTACGGATCCAAATTTCACATTGATTGAACCGCTAAGAGATATTCTTGAATTATCAACGCGGAATTCATAACTACCTGTAGACTTAGCCAAATTATAATTAGCCGTTGAAAAATTAGTAGTTTGAGATGATGGACATTTAGCAAAAACTAATCCATATACAACGGTATTTCCGATTAATGTATATGAAGCAGTCAAATAACTGTAATACGGATGAGTAGATGATCTAGGAGCAGTATTTTGAGAACCAGAAATATTACCAAATGTATTTGTATCAAATACCAATGAATACGTAGTTGCGCTAGATGAAATAGATCCTGAAAAACGTGATTTTTGGAAATCAAAATTTGCCAAACTATAGTTAGTTGTTTTACCTACCGTAAAATTGCGTCTTTGTACAGAAGCGGTAAATGCATTATAATAATCAGTGGTGGTGATTTTTAATACTTTACCTAAACTGGCTGAAGTAGCCAAGGAACTTGAAAGTGTTGAATAATATGGCAAACCATTGATATTATTTAATAAAAATAAACTAATTTCACTTGTAGTGGCTTTGGTTACTGTAATTTTACCGGATAATCCAATAAAATTATTTTTTCCGACAACTGTATTGTTACTTCCAGAAGATATTAATACAGAACTACTTTGTTGATAATTAATATTGGTAGTATAATTTGTATCGTCCAAATACATGAATGATGCGGTTGTAATAGCACCGGCATCTGATCCACGATTCCACGTACCTGGTTGTGCATAAACAAGTAATGGATTCTTTTGCCAGTAACCAGTTAAACCACCTACACGAACAACTGTGACAATGCCTTGTTGTTGTAGATATTCTTTTGCTGTATATGGACCGTAATATACACCGTCAGCAACACCGAAACGATTTTCTAATGTAGCTACATCTGTTAAAGTTGCTGGGAAAAATGCGGGCCCGTCAGAAAATGGTGCTACTATAGCACCACCGATGTTAGCGACTCCTTGTGCTAAACCCGACAGATCGTTTTCTCTGGTAAAAACGCCTGGACTTACTATATTTTGTGTTGGGGCAAATGTGCCTCCTTCTTGTATTGGCATAATGTTAATATCCTTTCAAAAGTTATATTTAATCAATAAATATAAAATAAAAAAAGGAAGATTAAACTATTTATTATATCTTTTTTTATTTTATAACAAATTTTTATCAACCGTTAATTTATTGATTGTATCAATTACTTGATCGGGAGTTATAGTTTTAGTACATATAAAGTGATCTTTTGTATTTTTATTAACAGGACACCAATTCCAATCTCCTCCGTCTAATTTGTACAAACTATTGTTCCAACAACCGTTACAAACCGACTCGTTTATTAATCTATAAGGAGTGGAAAACTCATTGAAAGTTTTAGTAAATCCGCTTATTAAAATTACAGGTTTACGTAATGCCCAAGCAAGCCAACTAATACCCGAACTCAATCCTATAAAAAATTCGCAGTTATAAAGCCAATTTATCGCATCATTGATATTTTCTGTTTTTGGATGAACCACATTATATAAATTTTTTAAATCCATGTAATTTAACGGTTCTTTTTGAATGACAACTACTTTATATCCGATTTTATTCAAATAATCTACAGTTTTTTGCCATCCACCGTCATATTGCCAATGTTTACAACCTGACGTTGATGCAGTAGAAATACATACGTATTTTTCATCAAGTTTACGTGTAGTGTTGTTCACAATTATACTAGGAGTTATTTCTACGTAATCAAAACCAAGAATATTTGCCGAAATTTCTTGTAAGTTTTGTTCTCTATAATCTTTAGGTGATAAATTTCTGTCGGATGGGTCAAAACAACCTATTCTATATGTAGCAAAATAATTACTATTTAAATTTTGATTATAATTATAAAAATTTAAATTTGGATATGAGTCTTTAAATATATTTTTATTTGGTGTGTATATATCAACTATACACTTATGAGTTTTCTGAAATTTATCAATATAAGAAATCCACGATATATAATCTCCAAGTGAAGGAGACTCGTTTATTATTTTAACATTTTTATTTTCTAAATTAAGATCGTATATAAAAATTTCATTTGTTTCTATATCTTTTATTTCAATTCTCCACGGAATATAATATTTTTTACTAGCTACACACCACATATTATTGGTGATATCGGTTTCATATAATATTTGACTTGAATTAAGATCTTTCATTTTTATATTATATTTTTTCGTGATTGATCCTAATATTTCTACTTTTGGTCCATTATTGAAATCAAAAACAAATTCGTTTTTGATTTCAATCGGATTAATTGGAGACTTATAAGTTATTTCTGTATTATTGTATATGTCCACCAATTGTGTAGCCATCGTTTGATTGTTATATATGTTAATTAAATTCATTACAATATTATCCCAACTTTTAATTTTTGATGTAAATAAACATTTATTTTTAAATTGTTCATAATTAGCAATGACATAATTGATGCCATTAACAATACAGTCAACGTCTCTTTCAACTTTATACAAACCTTCCAATTCGTTATTTTTTTCGTATGTTCCTACTATTGGTAATCCACACCCAATTGATTCCAACAAAGTTAAATTTGGATGACCAGCTTCCAAATCTGATAAATGTAAAAATATTGAATGTGATTGGTACTCTTTTAATAATTCTTGTTCGTTTAAATTAAATTTTAAAGTTAATTTTTCATAGTCGGAATTGAATTTTTTAAAAAAATGTTTATTATTTTCTGGACCTGCTATGGTAATAGGTAAATTTAATTTCTCAGCTGCATGTATAGCATATGAAAATCCTTTTCTATCATACGATTTATCGTGAGCTATACCGTTATTAGCAACACATAACAAACGATGTGTGTTAAAATTATTTTGTGACGGTTTAAAAAATTCGTTATTTACACCGTGACTTAAATATAAAACGTTTTTTAAATCAAAATATTCAACCAAATACTTTGCTGGTACAAAAGTCTTCAAAGAATATTTAGCGGCTTCGTAATTTTCTTTAAAAACATTACTTTCTTTTGTATACAAAAAAGCGTGGTGATCGTGACATGTAAAAAAATAAGGAATATTTTTATTACGAAGCATAATTGCTAAATTTGCAACGTGTACGTGTATTACATCATATTTAGATGGATCTATATCATTTAAATATAAAATGTCACATACATGACCCATTTTCTCAAAAGCTTTTTTATATTCCCATATAATTTTTTCAACCGCCCCCCAACCATTTGGTGGAATTGGTAAAATGCCTGGATGTACTTGTACAATTTTCATTTTAAATATCAATTTTTTAATTTATATAACTACTTACATCTTCTGTTTTTTCAGTATACAACAAAATATCGTTTTGATAAACATCTATTTTTTTTGTATTTTTGCTCAAATTATTAAAATTCCAAGCATGTATACAAGAAACCGTGTGATTAATATATGTAGTTGTATTATCCGTAAATTCTACTTTTATAAATCTTTTAATTTCGTTGGGTGTATAATTATATGTTAGTAATATATATTCATCTTTGTATTTATACAATCTTGTGGTACATCCTCTATATTTACTGTCGTAATTAGATACCGAGGTTTCAGTATTCCATATGGTATCTTTAAAATCATTTTTCATTTGATCTCCACCGGATTTTTTTAAAATTTCATCGTCTTTATTTTTTTTAAGATAATCGTATATAAAAACTTCTACTATTTTAAAATCATTATTATTATAAATTTCATGTAAATAATTTTTATAATCTAATTCACATGTTATTTTTTTAATTTTATTTAAAAAATAGTCTATTTCACAATAGAAATAGTGAAAAGATATGTCCGGTGGATTATTATTATCATTGTAATAAAATAATCCTTTTTTATTTTGAAAAAAACATTCTAATGGAATATTTTTTATATATTTTCTAGAGTTTGGTCCGTACAAATCGTCAACTTCAAATCTTTGAAAATGTGTATAGCCCAAATTTTTAGCATACATTAAAGAATTAAATAAATTTATTAATACAGATAAACCGTGTTTTTGGAGACTATAAGATATATCGTGACATTCCATATTACCAATTAATTTCCAAGTATCTAAATACGGTAAATTAGTATAGGTATCACTAAACAGGTTATTATTACTATCATATAAATAATATTTAACTCCGTTTATAATGTTTATGTCTATAAGAGTATTAGAAACTAAGAGTACTTCGTGTCCATCTTCTTTCATCCAATTTAAAGTATTACTTAGTTTATTTTTGATAGCATCGTTATGAACAAAACTATCAATTATAGTAATAGTTTTATTTACATGATGTACATATCTACGTTCTAATTCTCTTTTTATTATTTCATTATTAACATTTTTTTCCTCATCGGTTTTAGTACTAAATACACACGACTCTCTAAACCTATAAATTCCAACACATTTATCATTATCACAATAACCATCGCCGTTTTTTAAAAGTTCAAAATTAAAAATCCAATCGGGATATGGATAATTCAAAAATTTATCCATTGTATTTATTTCTAATCTTCTATACACTCTACCAAAACAAATATAATTTGTTATAAGCAGATCTTTCAATTTAACAATCTTTAAAGAACTACAAACCCAGTGTGTTTCTGGAAATATTTTATCATTTTGTTTATACTTACATCCAGAAGAATAGACTACATATTGTTTATTATTGTCTAAAAAACTAACGGCTCTTTGAAAATAATTTATATCTGTAAGATAATCGTCTCCATCTATATAAAATACGTATTCGCCTTTACATTCTTTATTAAGAATGATTGGATTGTGAGAAACGCCGTAATTAACACTGTTATCCAACAATTTCAAATTTTTTAAATGAGAAAATTTACTATGAATAATATTGTAAGTGTTATCATTAGAACCATCATCCCTAACTATTATTTCATATTCAAAATCAACTTGTTGATTAAGTACAGAATTTACACATTCCTCTATGTACTCTTCAAATTTATAACACGGTATTATTACGCTTAATTTCATATGATTAATTTTTAACAAAAACAATATCGCCCCACTGATGATATGTGTAAAACCAATACTTTTTAATAAAATTAAAGTTTGACAAATATTTAACTATATCTTCTTCCGAAGCATTTCCTTCATACATATTACCTATGTTTACTTCTGTTTTTATTATCTTTAACGAAGGTGAGTGTAGTAAATCTCCGAATCCTTCTAAAACCTGTAAATCTGATCCTTGACAATCTACTACTAACATATTAATATCATTCCAATTAAAATCAGTCTGACTATTGACATATGTATCAAATCTTTTTGTCAATACCGATATTTTATTATTATAGTGAATGTGTGGATATTGTTTTTTATGTTCTTCTCCTAACTCTAAAACGGAAGAACTTTCTTCGTTATTTGATATATTAAAATTTTTAATTATATCATCTTTATTATAAAGAGTAAACGGTAACCAATATTGTTTTTTACCAAACTTAGCCGTATTATTAATTAATTTATTTAATATTAAATAATTGGCTTCGACCCAAACCATTGTATCTACATCATTTTTAACATATTCTTTAACTTCAGCTCCTACGTGAGATCCTACATGGCAAATTCCTTTTATATTAGCAATTTCTTTTTTAAGGAATTCTATATCAGTAACTAGTAACTCTTTTTTATTTTCTTTTTTTGCATATATAGTTGCATTATCTATATTTAGATAATTGTCAATTATATCTTCGTTATTTTTACTGTGATTTCTAACTTGTAAAATACTAAATCCATGTGATTCTAATATTTCCACTAGCTTTTTAACACGTTTGTCTTTATTGTCATGATATTCCAATAAAATTGAATCGGTGATATCATAAATATTTTTGTTTAGATTTTCTAATATAGAATACTCGGCTCCTTCTACGTCTAGTTTAAGCAGAGATATTTGTTTAATGTTATAATCATTAACTATTTTTTCCAAAGTAGTACAATCTACGGTTTGAGTACAAGTATTAGTATTAGCGTGTTCTTTATATAAAGAACTTAACGTAGTACAATCATCGTTTGTATACAAATCAACCGTCCCCACAAAGTCAGAGATAGCTTTATTAATAATTGTAATTCTGTTTTCGTCGTTAAAAATACTACGTAAGTTTGATAAACAATTTATGTTTGGCTCTATAGCAAAAATTTGTTTTGCGTTTTTATCAAAACACAGTTTAGAAAATAATCCTGAGTTTGCACCTATATCTATAACTGTAGATAAATTATCTATACCATAACAATCATAATTTTTTTTCACAAACATTTCTAGATAGTTGTGAAATAACAAATCAAAAGGATTTATTATATTAAATTTAAATTTATCATTCTTTCTATTTTTATCAATATACAATTCCGTAGACGTTATTATTTTTTTATTTAGATCATATATTTCTATTAAAAATCCACGAAACGTATCTTCTTTTTCAAAATCAAACACGTGTGTTGGAATAGGAATGGTCCAAAATGTCGAATTTTTATAAAAAATATTCTTAAAATTATAGATAGGAATATTTGAATCAACATCTTTTATAACAACGTGACATTCTATATTTTTATCGCTTAAATATTCAAAAACAATTTTATTTGAATTTTCAAACTTAACGTTGAATAAATTATTAATTTTAACAGATGTATCTAATGTTGTTTTGGGGTCGGTAGACTCATTGATAACGGTATCAGATATGAAATTTTTTATTAAAAATAGATTATCTTCCAAATCATTAGTTAACCACGTAATATTTTTATATTTATTGTACATCCCACAGTATACAGGTAGATTATACATCAATATAGGCATATTCCAACCAATTGCTTCTCTTAAAACTAAAGGACTTGTTTCTTTATCGTTAGCGTGTCCTCTTGAAGTAAAAATAAAAACATCCATAGCGTTGTAAAACGTATCAACGTCTCGTCTTTCTCCCCACCATTTACAATTTGCAGGAAAACTTTTCATTAAAGGTTCCCAATAGCTTTTAAAATTATCCGCTTGGTTACCGACAAAATGAAATTGTACGTTTTTATCTAATAATTTTCTGGCATAATCAATAATTTCAGACTGATTTTTTCTAGAAGTAAACAACCCAACATTCAGAAAATGTTTTTTATTAGGATCCAATCCGAGATTTAAAAGTGATTTATTACGATCAGTTTTTACTTTATATGATATAGGATACTCTACCACGTAAGATGGTATAGATAACGGTGAAAACATGTTTTTTTGATACTCACTAACAAAAACGAAACTATCAGGAAAAAATTGTTTTTGTGAAATATTAAAACTACTGTCGTGTGAGGTTTCTATGATCTTATATGATCGTTCATTGGTATATATTTTTTTGGATATTTCTCGGTCACAAAAATATTCGGGCAATTCTTCTAAATGAATTATATCCGGATTTATATTTTTTATATGATCGATCAATTCGGTTTTATTATCCGTCAGAGTTATAAGTTTATTACCCAATAATTGTTCTATCTGTGATCTTTGAACAACCAAAACTCCTCCTGTAATATTTGAATATTCAATACAATAAATTTCGTGGTTATTTATCAATTCTAATATTTTTTTTAAAAGGTATTGAGGAGCTCCTCCGGTAGATAAGTGAGGTGTTATAAACAAAATTTTCATAATATTAAATACATACTACTTTACTATATCCTCCTTCTTTTTTTATTTCCACTCTGGTATCCACCATATCACGCATTTGGTCCAAATGGCTGATTATCCATATGAACTCAAATTGATGTTTTAAATAATTAAACAACACGCCCATTTGACCCAAATGATCACTGTCAGCACATCCAAATCCTTCGTCTATACAAATAATATTTGGTCTAGGCAAATTACTAATATTAATTAAAGCAACTCTAATTGCTAATCCACTTACAAACTTCTCCATGCCACTTGCCATTTCAAGTGGCCAACGTTTATCGTCATAAACTATATTAGTCATAATATTCTTACCATCTGTTTGCATAGTTACTGTAAACTCAACTAACTGTTGAAGAATATTATTAACTTCTTTTTCAATTTCAGGCAAAGTCTTGGTAATAATTTCATACGGAATTCCATCCCGACTTATAACATTGGTATATAGTTTATAAGACTCATACGAATCTTCAAGCTCTTTAACTTTGCTAAGTTGATCGGTAGTATTTTTATACTGCAACTCAAGTCTTCCTTTTTCCGTAGAAATATTAAACAATTTATTATTCAATGATTTAATCTGAGATTCATAATCTTTGATAGAAGATTTTACAACATCAATTTCTGTTATTAACTTGATGTTATTTTCAATAATATCTTTATTTTTATAAAAATTTTCAATATTATGAATTACATTACTCAAATCGTTTTGTAATCTGATTTTAAAATTTTCATCACGTAGTATTGCTGTAGACAAAATCTCTTTGGATTTTTCTAATCTAACCTTTTCAGAATTTACACGTTGACATTCTTTGTAACGAGATTCAATGTCACCAAAAAAATCTAACTTAGATTTAATAACATTATATTCTTCTACCAATAATTTTCCTTTGTTTTTATCATGTTCCAGTTCTTCTTTAGTCTTGATAGCATCTTTCACAAAAACGTTATTTATACAATACGTACAATTAGGATCATATTTGTGTTCTTCTAATTTTTTAAGTTTATCAATTTTATTTTTAACTACTACTTTAAGCTTATCAATTTCTGAAGATTTTTTTGATTCTTCATCTTTATAAATTTTATATTGATCATAATCGGTTTCTATATTTTCACAACTTTTTAATGAAGAAGATAAACTATATAACTCAGTTTCAATAGATGAAAACTTGGTCTTTTTATCATTGATATCTTTTTCAAATCTATTGATATTAGATTCTAAAGATTTCTTTTCGGATTCTAGTTTAGTAATGTCAATATCAAACGAAGATGTCTTAATAACATTATTTGATAGTTCTAATAACTTGTTATTATGATCATCTTTTTTAGATTCTAAGTCTTTTACTTCTAAATTGTATTGTGTAATACTTGTATTATTACTATCAATACTACTGGATACATTTTGTAATTCTTGTAGTAACTGTTCTTTGCTTACATTCTTTAAAAGTGTATTTGTTTCTTTAAACTTATCATTTGCCAAATTATACAATTGATCAAATACAGTTAATCCCATAAATTGGCACAACAAATCTTTACGTTCAGTTTGACCCAGATCGATAAAAGATCCGGCCTTACTATTTTGTATACTAAGAACCGTTAAAATAAAATCTTCATACGTGCCTACGTAATCTCTGATTATATCATTTGTACTTCGCCGAGCTTCTCCGTTTAATGGTACTTCATTACCGTTTTCTATTTTATAGAACTTAACCTCAACTTTAACATTTCCTTTTTTATCGGATTTACCATCACGTTCAATAAAGTAATCAACACCGTTGACCTCAAAATTAAATTTACAACGAAAGCTCATCTTTTGAGTATTTAAAACATGTGATGCTTTGAACCCTTTACTAAACTTATCAAATACACAAAATGCAAGTGCATCCATGATGCTTGATTTACCACTTGCATTTGGTGCAAATAATCCGATAGTGCCTTTTAGTTTTGTGAAATCAATTATGTTACCCTCACCATAACTAAACATGTTATCAAACT